TATATAATTTATCTGCAAAAGCATTTGCATAAGCAAATACCATATATCTATCCTTTGTATCTGTACGTTTTGCTTCTTTTAATTTAATATTACCAGTTTCAGTAAATATAGTATCAAGAGAAACAGCTTCATTTATCATATATTTTGTTTGTACAAAAGGAAGTAATAAATTAGCTTTATATTCTGAACTTCTTGTTAACCATTTAGGATCATCATCTTCTATTTTAACTGTCATTTCACTATCGTCTTTTAAAAGACTTACAACTTTATCTTTTAAAGCCTTTCTTGCAGATAAGTGAATTTGAGTATTAAAACTTGGATTACCACTTATAGGAATAATAACATTTTCTGTTTTATCAGATATTGTTCTTATTATTTTATCTGTCATAACGGTATCTGTACTAAGTTGTAAAGATTTATCTTGACAAACACCCCAAGCTGGATATGTAATATGTAAATCTCTATCTTCTGTTTCTACTGTTAATAAATCAAATATGGTAGCACCAACACCATTAACATCGGGAAGAAAATAATTTGTTTTATATTCATAAAATAAACGTTTCATCTGCATAACTTGATCTAATGAGTTCATTCCTTTTATTGTTCTAATAAATTCAAATTTTCTTTCTCCTGTTTCTTTGTTAAATGCCATACACATAAAAACAGTATTATCGTTTTCATTACCTGTTGCAAGAGCAATATCACATATTACAACACGTACCCAATCATCTGTAAAAACATATGATTGTTTTTCTCCATATAAAATATCTTCAACAGTTCTTGGATAAAATGGGTGTTCAAGAGTTTGACATTCTTCAAAATCTTCATATTTAAATATACTATTTTCATTATTATCAAGAAATATATTTAAATATTCTTGTTGAAAAGAAATATCATCGGTATCCCGTTTTCTTTGAATATATTGTTTCTTTGTTTGAATACCATTAGCAATTGCAGTAAAAATATCACCAGTAAAAAATCCATATTTAATAGTCCTATCTTTATAATGACCATTAACACATTTTCTTAACTGATTCCATCCCCAATTTGTTTTATTTTTAGCAGAACTTAAAAATATTTGTTTTGTTTCTTCTGGATAATCTTCTGGCCTACCACCAAATTTACGAACTTCTAGTGTAGGAAGAATAATTTCATCAATATCTTTTTTCTTTGTTAAAACAAATTCATCTATAATTACAACATTGGCTCTCTTCGACCGGGCTGAATCACCGCAATTTACAGCAAATACCTTACTTCCATTACTAAATTCTACATAACAAGCAGAAGTAGTATCATCTTTTTTAAATTTAATCCAACCATCTTTTCTAAGTTGACACAATATAGGACTTGACCATTTTGTACCTTCTGTAGCAAAAATTTTATCCATTTTTTCATTTATAATATTGTTACTTTGAGATAATGTCATTGATGTTATTAATATAGTACAATTACTATATAATAATGCAAAATCATAAGCCGTTGAAGCTACATCAAAAGATTTAGCAGAACCACGGCTTGAAATAACTATACTAACTTCATTGTCTGCCATTGTATTAATTCTTTGCTTTTGAAAAAAGCTAAATTTAATACCTAAATAATCTTCATTAAATATGTCCAAATTTTTTCTAAAAAAATCTGTCCATTCAATTACATTTTTTTCTATTTGTTCATTTGTTAATTCATTTTCTGCTGATTTTTTTTCTCTAATAACTTGTTCTAATTCTTCGTTACTTATCAAGATTATACCTATTTACATCATCTATATCAATATCAAAATCTTTATGACCCAAAAGAGTATTTAAAAGTGGTCTGAGAACCATGTCTTTTTCATATTGTCTTATTTTATTAAAATCTTTATACTTCTCAGGCTCTTTATATAAATCAGCAGGTTTTGTTTGTTCTATTTGAGCAATTTTATTAAAAATTAATTGTTCACTTAATGTTTTTGGTTTATTATCTTCAAATTGATCTACTTTTAATATAGACATTGTTCTAGCAATTCTTTGTTGAATTTTATCTATATTTTCATCACCTTTATATCTTCCATCATTAATTTTTCTTAATAACAATCTATCTCTACATAAATCTCTATATAAATCTTCTTGTTGTGAATTAATAAATTCTACACCTTGCGTATATTTACTAAATATATTATCAAGAAATTTATAATCTTCTGGAGTATCTTGCTTTCCCCAATTAAGAACATATGATTCAATATCTGATTGTTTAACATCTAAATCTTGAATATTTTTACTTACGTTTTGCCAAGAAACATCTGTTCCACTATAAAACGTAGACCAATCATTTGCTCCCGGTGACATTTTATTTTTTAATAGATCATAATAAAATGCAAAATCTTTATAATCATTAATAAATTTCATCATATCCATAGAAGAATATTTTAATTTTCCATTTTTTGTATCTATTTCTTTTGTTCTTGTTTCTATTTTATTTTCTTTATTTTCTACAAATTTTTTATAAACATCAAGAACAAAAGGAACACCAAGTTCAGCACAAGTATACCAAAGTGCCGCTTCTTGATCTTCTGTCTTTTCTTTATATTCTTTATTTATAGCATCACAGTGATCTTTGCAATATAAAAGATAACCATTGTGATGTGGATTCATGCTTTGATAAAAATTTGATGCTTCAATTTCTGTATTACACATCGGGCAATATCTAAGCATATTTGTTCTTTTAATTGCCATATTATAATATCACCTTTATTCTATGTACAAGAAAAGGAACCATTAAAGTTCCTTTTCCCAAATTTTAATCATCATCATAATCATCACCGTCATCTTCGTCTTCTTGACTATTTGCGGCAAATCCATAACAATGCGTTTCTGTTTTTGTTTCTTGTTTCTGAATAGCATTATTTATATCAGAAACTTTTTTTGTACTAATTCCTTTTAAAACTTCAAGAGATTGTAATATCACATCTACTAAAGTTGACAGTATAGGAATTATAACAATATATGTAAACATACCTAATAAGAAAAATATTAATTCTTTCATTATACTCTCCCTACTGTATCAAGATTTGTAGCAACAACTTTTGTAGTCTTATTAATTTTAGATATTCTATCTTTTAATTCTTCTTTAAATGTTAATTTATATTCATCACTATGAACAAGCCAAATTATTTCACATCCATTATTTGCAATATTAGTATAATAATCCATAAGTTGTTCATATTGCATATGAGAACTAAAACTTTTAAGACATTTTATTCCACAATTAATATTATATGCTTTTTTATCAATATTAATTGTTCTTTTTTTTGTTGCGTTTTTAATCTTCCATCCTATTGTTCCTTCTGCCATATATCCACACATTAGAATACTACAATAAGGACTTTGTATAATCTTTTTCAGATAATATATACTTCTTCCTTGTGTTAACATACCGCTTGAAGAAAGTATAATTTTAGGACAATATTCTTCTACACATGCTTTACTTTCTTCAACTGTTCTAATTATTTTTAAGTTTTTCCAATTTAATATTTTTTCAAATTTATTTAAATTTTCATCTTTTAAATTTTTTCCAAAACAATCAAGTAAAGAAACAGCTAAAGGAGAATCTATAATTATTGGAATATCAAAATTTTCATCATTACTATAAATATCATATAATGTATTAAGCATTATTTCTGTTCTTTGCAAAGCAAATGTTGGAATTAATAATATTCCATGTCTATCGTAACATGTTTCTTGAACAACCGCTTTAATAACTTCAATATCTTTTTCTCTTTGATTTTTATTAATAGACCTTTCTGGTCTATTATAAGTACATTCCCCAATAAACATATTAGTTTTTATTACTGGTTCAAAATCTCTTACAAAAGGTTGTTCAAATAAAATATTTCCTAAATCTCCACTATAAGCTATTTTTACTATATTTCCACTTAATTTTTTAATATATAAAATAATCTGAGCCGCACCATATATGTGACCACTAGGAATAAATTGAATTGATACATTCGGTGTTATTTCAATTATTTTATCATATTCTGTTCCCATAAAATAACTAAGACTATTATTTACATCACTTTCAGAATATATTAATTCATGCTTTTTTCCATATTTTCTATCAAATCCTTCAACATCTCTTTCCATTATTTTTTCACAATCTTTAAGCATAGGGGATATAAAATCTATATTATCATATGCAATATAAGTTTTACAATTTGCTCCACGCTTATATAATAACGGAACAAGACCAATATGATCTATGTTTAAATGAGATATTGCTACAAATGTTAATTCAGATGGTTTAAACTTTAATTTTCTATTATTTATTTTATAACTATCATATTTATCTGCTGTTTGATACATTCCAAAATCTAATAATATTTTTTCTCCTGTTGGACATTCTACCAAATAAGCAGAGCCAGTTACATCAAGACCAGATATTCCGACACAACTGACTTTTACTTTTTTATCTTCTTTATTTGACATTAATTAAAAGACAATAAACCACCTTTCGGATTAAATTTAATTGGTTTAAAATTAATTATAATATTATAATATATAAAACTTCCAATTAAAGTTTTTAATTATTTTAATTTAATCTTACATCATAGGTACAGACTAAACCATTTTTATCTATAACAGCAATATTTTGTTCAGCCTTATTGTATTTTATATTCCCAATAAAATCCATAAGCACTTTTTGATCTTTTATTTAAGCATCTATTAATTGCATAATATGCTTTTTCTGATTTTTCTCCAAATTGTTTTGAAGCATCCATTAAATTTTTAAAACTACATATTTTATTTTTATTTAAATCAAATTGAA